AGTCTTGTGGCTTGTTGGCTATTATCAAAGGCAAAGAAACTTATTGGCCTTGTGAAAACCTTTCAGAGTCACCAGATGAGTTTTTCGTTATAGATCCAGGCAATTGGGCAGACTGTGAAGATCAAGGAGAACTTATTGGAATAATTCATTCTCATGCCTTTGGGTCTGCTTTACCATCTGAGGCAGACAAGGCATCATGTGAGCATCTTGGTTTACCTTTTTATATATACAGTGTTGAGCAAAAAAATTGGATTGATTTTGAGCCATCTGGTTATACGTCTGGTTTGTATGGCCGCACATGGATCTGGGGCAAGCATGATTGTTGGAGTTTAATTACTGATTATTTTTTAGACAAAAAACAAATTAATTTAAAATTTTGGGAAAGACCTAAAAGTATTAAAACTTTCTGCGAAAATCCATATTTTGAAAAAGTTTTAACTGGTTCTGGTTTTAAAGAAGTTTCCAAAGATAATATCATTAATGATGATGTCTTGTTAATGCAAGGGCCAGATGAAAAATTAAATCATGTTGCTTTATATATTGGCGATCAAACAATATTGCATCACAAC